CGAAGCGGTGTCGTAGTCCGCATAGCCATAGAAGTTCACACGGGCAAAGCTAGCCGAAGAAACGACGTCTCTTAACCACTGGTTGTAAGATCTGTTTACGATGAATTTAGGGCACACCATGAACAACGCCAGCTGAGTCTTGCTGATTGTGTAGATGCTCGGAACAGTAGAACCGTCAGAAGTCGGACTGAAATGAAGATGACCATACATCATAGGTTCATTCGGGAGCTCAATGCTGGAATCGAACCATGCTCCACCTGACGGTCTTCCGTTTGCAACCGCATTGCACAGGTATTCTCTGTGAGTAAGAACAGACCCCTGGAAAGCCGCATTTACGATTGTTTTGGCGTTTGCCAAGTTACTCTTGTACATCGCAGAGCCCACATATCCACCGGTCGTAACATTGGTAGTATTCATCTGCGCATTGTAAAGCGCCTCATCCGGCATGATAACGAGATGATGGCTGGTAAATGCAGTATCACCGCAGTTGTACCAGTAATCCATATCAACGATACGCCAAATACGACCTCCGATACTCCAATAGTCGCCAAGGAACATTCCTTTAAAGGAACCGTCCTTAATAGCAGCTTTCTGTACTGCGGTCAGCGCTGTACCAAGATTCTTGCCTCTGAAGAGTACCCGGCGAAGCTCCACCGGAGCAAAGCCATCAAGCATAGCAAAGAGTGCGTCTTCAGCTGCAATAGCCTTGTTTCCGTCCGTAGTCCCGACGAGTAATTTGTTACCGGATACCAGCTCGTTGATCTGGGTGAGTTCGGAAAGATTTACTCCTCCGATAAAATCTTTGGAACTTAAAAGACCGATTAACGCCTTTGCTAAAGCATCTGCCGCAATGGTCTTTGTCCCGTTAGGTCCGTCAAGCAGGAAAATATTACTTGCTGCTAACGCCTGGACCTTTTCGTAGTCTGTGATTTTCATTTAATGAATCCTCCTTTATTTGATGACAAAAATAGCCCGACCTTCGATAACATCGCCATTGCTGTCACGGAGAAGATCACTGGAATATGTACGTCCAATGACCGTATCCAAATTGCTGTCAGTAATGGGTGCGTCCGAAGAATCGAGCACGTCTCCGTAAGTACGGTATCCATTATCATAAAGCTTCTGATATACCGTGTATTCGTTTTCAAGGTTGGAACTGAACTGGTTAAGAATATCTACCTGCTCCTGCAATTCCAGCAGCTTCTTAGCAAGGCTTGCCGCCGTATTGCCATCTAACAGTGCCTGTAACTGATCAAACCATTCTCGAAATTCTGTTTCTGACTTCTGTTTCCAGTCAGCCATTTCCGCAGTATTGATGCTTGTGTATTCGTTGAACCACGCCTCCCATTTTTCTTTCCAATAGGTACTTGTGGCTTCCATATCTGCTGTATGCTCCGAATACCAAAGGTTCCACTGAGCTTCCCATGTCAAATATGCAGACTGAATCTCCTCAGTCTGTGCCAGAAACCAGGTAGACCACTGCTCTTTCCAAAACTTATTTGTTTCTTCCATATCAGTAGTCTGCTTTTCGTAGAACTCTTTCCACTGGTCCTGCCATTGAGCAATCAAATCATCGATTTCGACCTTGTCCAATGGAGACGTTACGAATGGACACTCTGAAGTTCCAACGCAGTTCGTGATGTTTGCCTGTCGAATAGAAGTAACTCCGGCGCCGACATAAATATACGCCAGCGGATATTGCCAGCGATCATTTGTCTTCACCATCGTAGGTTTCGTTGGATTCGATGCTGGGGTTCCTTTAATGATTTTGATGTCATTTGCTCTGACGGCCTCTCTCGAATCCACTTCAAGCACAACTGCATCATATCGGTTCAGCAGAATCTCGGACTGTGGAACTACTAATGGTAACAGAGCGTCATTCAGCGTCCAAGTGTGATTGAACCAGGCTCGTCCGACACCAACGTTGATAATCATTGCTTCCGATTCTTTTACAACCATTGCAGTTCCGACATGCTGCAATATTCCGTCCTGAATGATTCCATCGAAAATGCTGGACATCTGAATAGCATCGTAGCGCCGATCTCCTTCTTTTGAATTATAAAATCCAAATGTTACACTCACTTCTTCATCACGCTCCTTCCTGTTCTATAGTCTTAAAAGTCGGATAGACGGAATAACCGTCCTTATCTTCTGAACGAACAATTTCAAGAATACGAGCTTTTGTCTCGTGTCCGTATTCGTTCGCAATCTGTACAATGTCCCCGTTAAAGAAATCTTTTCCATACTGGAACATGATAGTTGTTTCTGTTTCTCCCTCGAATGAGGTAATGCTCACATTTTCAGCAAGCTTTTCTTTTCCTCTTTGCTGCAACTGTGCCATATACTCGGCATCGGTCAACGCATCATCGCTTCCAACATTTGAAGAAATGTCACGAGCGTCCGTAAACAATTCTCTGCGATTCAAACCAGAGCCACCACCAACCGTAGTATATCTTCGATCGGCGCCCTCACCTTCTCCACCAACCAAGGTCACTGTCTTCAACGAAGCTTTAGATTCGATGTAGTTACTATTGATGATGTTCTCGAATTTCGGTGAAAATATAACGTAGGGATTCTCCGTCTGATCGTATGATCTATCTGAACCGGCATACAACTCAAATACGAACTGCTTTTCATCATTCAGAGTGATCTTGAAACCGATACCCTGCTCCTCGCAAATTTTCTGGATGACATCATACAGGTTATCTCCCGTGTACTGAGCTTCCAGTTTCAACTTTGTAATTGCTGGATCGGTTGATTCTTTGAAAATAAAGTTTGGAATTTTTCGATTGCTGTCTGACGGAGAAATTACATTCTCGTTGAGCAGTGTTTTTATTCCATTTTGAAGATTTCCGCTTAATAGTTTCTGTCCCCAGACGATTCGCCTGTCGAGGATAGATTCTAATGAACGCCCAGTAACCGTTACATGGTTACCGTCTTCGGTATCTGAAGTAATCTGGATTTTCTCCACGATCATCACATGTTCAGATTCCTTGCTCTGCAAATAGTAATCCTGTTTGATGTAGTCAAGAAGGCCCTCTCGCATTGCTTCATACAGTTCAAAGTCACCGTAAGCGTAATACCGATCCGTCCAGATGAAGGACTCGTACGTATCCACAATAGAGACAGCATCTAGGTTGGTGTTTAAAATTGTCACATCCATAGTGCTTATACCCCCTCGTAGACTATACGGTTCTCAATCTTAAACTGTAAATTTGTACTTCCGTACTCAGCCGTATAAGCAAAGATGTTGTCGCCCTTCGCAAGCTGGAACCAATCAGCGTTTTTATCCAGGCAGTTCAAGATGTTTGTAGTCTTTCCGTTCCTAAGAAGCGTAATCGACTTGTTTCCTTTTACGGTGCAGATAATGATTTCATCACCTGCTATAATTCCAGAGCCAGTGAATTTCTCCAATTTATCGGTATCGATCCGCATCACTTCACGAGTACCGGTATTGTAGATCGTAATATTGCTGGCTTCACCGATTGCGTGAATCGTAATAGTCACTCCGATTTCAGCGTCGCCATTATATACAACCACCTGCTCTGTTTCATTTTTGATTTCTCCCATTTCTAGTAACGGGTCCTTAAGAGATTCATTACTGAAAGGAAACTCGAACAGTGCCTCTACACCATAGAAGATGGTTGTGTTGATTCCGTCTTTTCCGGCAGAGTAAAAGAAAGGATTCGGACACACGATTGAGATATCCGAACCCTCGTCTTTACTGAAGATTGTTGGGTCGTTTGATTCGACATACCCTTCAATCTCTGCCTGCCTATTATCGGTTTCGATAAGCATTGTGAGCTTCTTTTTAATAGGAAAATACTTGTATGAAAGCTGTCTTACGTCTTCAATGGAATCCTTCCACATATACGCAAGAGAAATAACAATGTTTCGGCTCGGCATCCTTGAAGAATTGAACAGACTTCCATCGTTTGTAGCGATTTCCGTCGTATTGATGTTCGCTTTTCCTGGTCCCAAGCCAGTTACAGACTTGATGATGAAACCGGATTCCTCCGGTCTCGCCAAATCAAGTCGGATACTATCGCCAAGATAGTTCGTAAACGTGACTGCTCGAATCAAGTTTCCACCATCCTTTCCATCGCCGAGAACTGATTCTTCGTCTGCCGATAAATCTCTGTTCTCGACAGTGCCTTAGGCGAATAGTTATTCTGTGTAAAGTTATAAGAGTTACCTGTATTCGGATTAGTATCTTCATTTTGAAGATTCCGTCCACGAGCTGCTGCAATTCCTGTGCTGACGGTTAAAGCCTGCGATCTACTGAACAGCGTATTCAGTCGATGACTCTTCTCTTCAACGTCTGACAGATCCAGAATCGGTCGAATCGTAGGCTGACCATCAACACCGTTGTCGATCATATCCTTAACCTTTGCGATTGCATTTCCGAGACCTGTTTTTGCCGAATCAGCCATTTCAGCACTGGCATTATATGCCTTCACCGCATAAGTTCCGATGGCATTAACGAATCCCAATCCAAAGAAATCACCGATGTGGTATCCTACTCTGGAAGGTGAATGCTCGTCCAGTTCGTCTTCTGCTGCTTCTGCCGCAGCCCTTGCCATTGCTCTGGCTTTAGCTTCCGCGCGGTACGTATTCTCACTGATTCCATCAGCAAATCCCTCCACCAAGTAAGTACCAGCCTGTTTAAACTGATCATGATAATCCCGGATAGCTGTTACAGAAGCATTAAGATTGCCAGTGAAAGCTGTTTTTACTTCTTCGGCTTTTTCCTTAACACCAGCGATGAACTTAATCATGCACTGCATTCCTGCATTTTGAAATTCCGGATACTTGTTCGCGATAGCTGTAAGGCATGAACTTAAGATGTTTACAAACGCATTTCTGGTTTCGTAATCTTTCGATTTAACTCCAGCAATAAGCTTGATCATGAGGTTCGCACCCGCAGTATTGAACTGAGTCTGCTTATTATTGATTGCAGTGATGCAACCGCTAATAATGTTGGTAATTGCAGTTTTGGTATTTCCGTCCTGAGATTTAATTCCGCTGATAAATTTTGTCATCAACGTAGAGCCAGCAGTATTGAACTGAGTTTGATAGTTCGTAAGAGTCGTAAGTACAGCCTGCATCATGGTCGTAAACGTAGATGTCAGATTACCTTTCTGAGCATTAGCCGCATTGATGAATGTCGTCAGCATAGAGGTCGCGGCGGATGTCACTCTTCCGCTCGCATCTGTAAACGCATTGATGAAACCGTCGATACCGTTGTTTCCAAGCTGAATCAGTGCTGTGCTAAAACCACTCATACCACTCGTATCTAATTCCGCCATTCCTTTAGCCATTTCAACAAGTCGATTCACCTGGGTAATCACACTTGACATGATTCCGGTATCGATTCCAGAAATAGAATCCGAATAACTCTTAATTCCACTTCCGAACTGAACCAGACTATCACCAAAACTACCAAGATCGTTGTCACCGGTAAACCAGCTTACAAGTCCTCCGGTATTTGGAATGGTGTTGGCAAGCTCCACTAGGGCTTTACCAGCTGTTGCTGAGTTCGTAATAGCCGCGGAGTCCATACCCATAATAGCTTCAGAATATGCCTTCATAGCTTCACCGAACGGTACAAGTTTCTCACCGAAAGTATCAACATCGTTGTTTCCAGTAAAGAATGCTACAACGCCACCTGTATTGGGAACAGTATCAGCAAGCTCGACTAAAGCCTTGCCCGCCGTTGCAGAATTGACGATTGCATCGGCTTCCAGTCCACGAACCGCATCGCCAAATGCTTTCATTGCTTCGCCAAATGGTACAAGCTGTTTTCCAAACTCACCCATATCGTTTTCACCAGCAAAGAATCCTACGACACCACCAGAATTTGGAATGGTTGTTGCCATCTCTGCCATGGCCTTGCCAGCGATTGCCGCTTCTGTAACGGCATTTGCATCGAGTCCAGTAATTGCATCCCCGAACTGTCTCATAGCTTCGCCAAATGGTACAAGCTGCTTTCCAAAGGCAGTCATGTCATTTTCTCCTGCGAAGAAAGACACTAATCCGCCTGTATTTGGAATTGTGGCTGCCATTTCAGCTAATGCTTTGCCAGCTGTCGCCGCATTTGCCACGATTTCCCCGTCCATGTTTCCGATAGCTAACGAGAAATCTCTCATAGCTTCGCCAAACGGTACAAGTTCCTCTCCGAACTTAGATAAAGACGATCCTCCTGTAAGCCAAGAAGTCAATCCCTGTAAAATATCAGCCGCTGTCAGAATAAGCACAGTCTCGGCTAATGCCTTTACTCCGTCCATCATAGATGGCTGAATCTGACTAGCTCCCTGTAAAAACGGCTGAACATTATTCATAAAAGTGGATAAATCAGCTCCAATTTGCGGGAACTGACTCGACACACCGCTCATAAATCCGCCGACGATTCCACCAACGAACTGACCGATTGCCGTTCCGATTCCCTGTAAAAGCTTTCCACCTTCTCCGATAAGCCAAGAAAGTCCTGGAAGTTTCGATAAGAGTCCGACGGCTGCAAGCACTAACGCCATCTCAGCAACGACCGCACCCATACCAAGGATTCCAACCATTGCTCCTGGAACAAGCGATGCTGTTGCACTAAGAGCAAGCATAATAGCTGATAACAGACCGATTCCGGCAATTCCTTTTAGCAAAGCTCCAGTATCGATTCCTCTCAGTGCATCGACGATACCAGCGAAAAATGCTACGAGTACATCGACACCAGCTTTAATCAGTGACGGCAGATTACTAGCAATACCATCTAAAATTCCAATAAGGAATTTGAAAGCTAGATCTACAATTTGAGGCGTATAAGTAACCAGAGCCGCTAATACACCAACCACTAATTGTAAAGCTCCGTCTGCCAGCTGCGGTACACAGGATACGAAAACATCAATCAGCGTTAAGACAACTGCCTTTACAGCTTCGCCAATAGCTGGCGCTCCGGCAGCAATAACTTTGCAGATTGCGATAATTCCTTCTCCGACTTTTGTAAGAACAGCCGGAATTAAGCCAGCGATACCAGTAACGATAACTGTCAGTGCTGCTACGATTGCAGTCGCTCCAGCGGCACCAGCAGTTGCCAGCGCTGTGAATCCGATAGCAAGTGCCGAAAGTCCTGTGCCAGCTGCAAGTAAACCCGCTCCGATTGTAAGAACCCCAACACCAATCAATGCAAACGCTCCCGATAATGCCAGAATAGTCGGAACCAATGGTGTAAGTACCGCGCCTGCTACGCCGATAATTGTGAATGCTCCGGCAATAGAAATAAGTCCTTTCGCAATCGCTTCCCACGATAACGCTCCCAAAATACTGAGTACCGGCGCAAGAACAGCTAAGGCTCCGGACGCAACCAACAATGCTGCTGATCCACCAAGCGTACCTTTCATGAAATTGAGACTGATAGCCAACTCAGCTAAGGCCCCACCCATGACGGTAAGACCTCTACCGATCTCTTCCCACTGCATACCTCCGAATTTACTCATACAGTTTGCAATGGTTTCAAGTGCGCCGCCGACGATAACGAGCCCAGTTCCAATACCGATCATGTTCTTCGGCATCAGATTAACAGCAATAGCTACCTCTGCAAGTGCGCCGCCCATAGCAGTTAAACCTCTGCCGATTTCATCCCACTGTAATTGACCAAAATCTTTTACAGCGGAAGCAAAGATTTTCATTGCAGCGCCAATAGCAATTAAGGCTACGCCAGTAGACATTACGTGTTTTGCATTTCCAGCCAAATTCGTAAAGACAGCAAGTTCGGCAAGTAATCCACCGATTCCAGCTAATCCTTTTCCAATCTCGCTCCACTCCATCTGACCAAAGTCTTTGCAAGCGGACGCCAAAACCTTCATTGCTGCCGACAGAATAACGATTCCAGTTGCAGTGCTGATCATTTTCCCGTTGAATTTTGCAACTCTAAGGAATACAGCAATCTCAGCAAATAATACTCCTACTCCTGTTAATCCACGTCCGAGTTCATCCCACTGTAATTTCGATAAATCCTCACATGCTGAAGCCAGAATTTTGATAGCCGCTCCAAATATAATTAAGCTGGTAGCGCCTTTCATAACCTGCTTCTGACTGCTTGCCATGGCTTTAGATGATGCAACAACAATAGTCGTAAGACCAGCAATTCCAACCAAGCCTCTCGCAAGTTCGCCCCAATCAAGATCTGAAACTTTCTTCAAAGCTCCTGCCAGAATAGATACTGCAACCGACATAGCAATCATTGCGGTACATGCTTTAGCTACTTTTCCTGTATCGCTGCTGATTTTATTGAAAATTGTAATCGCTCCAAGTAAATTAGCAAAGAGTACAGTAATTGCTCCAAGAGAAGCTGATAGTTTATCACTATCGATCAGGGAAATTGCAACGATAGAACCTGCAAGCAAAGCGATTGCTGCTCCAATTTTAAGTAGCGTTCCAGCTTTAAGATTTGTCTGATATGCCTCAAAGCAGCCTCTGACCCCGTCAAGAATTCCAGTTACTCCTTCGAGAACGCCATTTAACCCCTCAAGAGGTTCGGTTACACTCTTTAAGAATTTAGAAACTGATAAAGCAATTCCACCGACAGCAATGCTGTTAAGAATGTCAAGAACTCCGCTGAAATCTGCATTTCCAAGTTTCTCGGCAAGTGTTCCCATCATAGTCCCGACTGCATCGGCAATACCGCCAGCAATTACCTTTACAGCTGTCCACAATGCTTCCATGACTTTGAGAAATTTACATTTTTCCAGTGCTTCTCCCATCATCTCAAAAGCAACAATGACTCCGCTCTTCATTTTTCCAGCACCATCACCAATCTGAGCCATGCGATCATGTACTCGTTCAAGGAATGAGTGGAATAATTCAAA